AGAAAGACGGGTCGGAAAGGGAAATGCTCTGTACCCTCAACGAAGGACTCATCCCAGTGGATAAGCAACCCAAGACATCCAGTGAAACCTCTACCCGCACTATTGGATCCGCACTTCCAGTATTCGACATCAACAAAGGAGAATGGCGTAGTTTCCGTTGGGATTCAGTGAAAACAATCAAAGTGAATGGAGTATCATATGACTATCAGTAATGCAGCAGACCGCAAGAAAATTCTCGACGCACTCACAGAAATCTCAAACAGCATGACCAGAATTAGTGCTGAGCGAGATTTTATCAAGGACGCAGTTGCAGACGTGTCCGATAAGTTTCAAATCCAAAAGAAGATCGTTGCCAAGATGGCACGTGTATATCACAAGCAAAGTTTCAACGCAGAATCAGAACAGAATTCTGAATTTGAGTCACTCTATGAAGAAGTGGTAATAATTCCTATCAAATAACTGTTGACTGTAATGGTAATATAGCGTACAATGTAATTTGTGGGCTAAGACTAACTATATCATGAGGAAACGTATATGTCGAGTATCAAGGTAGCAGAACTGTTTTATTCATTACAAGGTGAGGGACGCCACATGGGGGTTCCCAGTTTATTCCTAAGAACCTTCGGCTGTAATTTTACTTGTAGTGGATTTGGTAGACTGCCAGGTGACCAATCTCCATTAGAATATCTACAAATAGACCCATCGAAGTATACCAACTACAATGATTTACCTTTAGTATCAACAGGTTGTGATAGTTACGCAAGTTGGTGGCCAGAGGCCAAGCATCTATCTCCAATGATGACAACTGATGCTATAGTTGATCGGATCATGGAGATTCTCCCATTCCAACAATGGAAAGAAGAGCATCTAGTGATAACTGGTGGAGAGCCTCTGCTAGGATGGCAACGTGCATATCCAGATCTTCTTGATCATCCTAAGATGCAAAGTCTCAAGGAGATTACATTCGAGACTAATGGTACTCAACCACTGAGTGATGACCTGAGAGATTCTCTTGGGAAGTTTACTGGCAAGCGTCAGTGGGATGCATTGACGTTCTCTGTCAGCGCAAAGTTAAGTTGTTCTGGTGAAAGTCGTGAGGATGCAATCAATCCTGATATCGTATGTGATTATGAGAGAGCTGGATACACCTACTTGAAGTTTGTTGTGGCCACTGAACAAGATGCGAACGAGGCTTTAGAGGTGACTAACTTATATCGTATTGCTGGATTTAGAGGTCCTGTATATCTTATGCCAATTGGTGGTGTGGAGAATGTATACTCACTGAATAATCGTCATGTAGCAGAGCTAGCAATGAAACATGGCTTGAGATATAGTGATCGACTTCAAGTTCCTCTATTCAAAAACGCCTGGTCCACATAATGGATACTAATATCCCTGACCCAACGAAGCACAAATACATATCCTTTATCAAGAGTGGATTCAGAATCCTTGCAGGAATTGCACTGATCTATGGGTCAGTGGTAGCGGCAGGGTCATTGTTGATCTTTGCAGAGCTGTTGGGAATTCTAGAGGAGATGGTGTAATATGGATTCCATGATTAAGTTCTCCTATGATGATATACACCGCCATACATTATCCCTAATTGATAAGATTGTCAATCCCGGTGTTTATATAGACTACATTGCTGCTGTATCACGTGGTGGGTTAGTTCCTGGTATCATTATGAGTCATCACTTAGACATTCCTCTCATTCCAGTACAATGGTCCACTCGAGATCATACTGTTCGAAATCATGACTCTGTTATTGCTGAAGATCTTGCCTCTGGATCGACAATATTGTTGGTGGATGATATCAATGACAGTGGTCAAACTTTTATTGAGTTAATTGCTGATTGGGAGTATAATGATCAATGTCGGGGTAAGTTGATAACAGCGACATTATTCCAACGATATTCCACACAACGTCCATCCAACTTTTACGATAGACTAATTGAGACTGATAACTGGATTCAATTCCCATGGGAGAAATGATGAGCAAAAAATTCTATTCAACAAAAACGTACGGTAATGACCGAGGCCTGAGTTGTTGTTTCAGGCAATGGCGTGCTACTCATAGTCATTGCAGTTTGTTGCACGGGTATAGTATTGGCGTCAAGGTCATTTTTGAATGTGATACACTAGATGAACGCAATTGGGTTATGGACTTTGGTGGACTCAAGGAATTCAAGGAGTGGTTAGAACATATGTTCGATCATACACTACTAGTTGCAGAGGATGACCCACAATTAGATAAACTCATGACCTTGGGTACAGATGCATTTGGTATCATTGCTGACATTAGAGTAGTACCAGCTGTTGGATGTGAACGGTTTGCTGAACTGGCGTTTGATCGGTTATCTACTATATTAGCTGAGGATCTAGCTGCTGGAACACTACTGAACCCCACAGTACGCGTGAAGTCTGTGGAAGTATTTGAACATGATGCAAATAGTGCAATTGTGGAGAGAAATTAGTTGACAGTAATAGGTGATTGATATACAATAGATCTATTGATGCATTATATGAGGAGTGGAGATGTCAGATAAGTCAGTTTCAGACGTTATAAAGGGTAGATTGATTACCAATAAAGTTCGCTATCATGCCTGTGATAATATTAGTGATCACATTGAACCTGGAGAACTGAATCAATTAATTAGTGAGGTTCAGCACAAGTTCAAGGGAGTATTAGACTCATTGGTGATTGATACTGCAAATGATCCAAACTCAATGGATACTGCCAAGCGTCTATCGAAGATGTATATTAACGAATTGATGTCTGGTAGATATACTAAGAAGCCAACTGTAACAGCATTTCCAAATGAAGGACCCAATCGATTTGAAGGAATGTTGGTAGTAAGAGCAGAAATAACTTCAATGTGTTCTCACCACCATCAACCTGTACGGGGAGTTGCCTATATTGGAATTATTCCTACAGGTGAAGTTATTGGGCTATCAAAGTACATTCGAATTGCTCAGTGGTGTGCTAGACGAGGTACTCTTCAAGAAGATCTAGTGAACATGATCGCACGAGAGATTATGGCAGCAACTGACACTGAAAACGTGGCAGTGTATATCGAAGCCACTCATGGCTGTGTTACTCATCGTGGAGTTATGGCACACAACTCATTGACTCAAGTTGCAGTCTGTCATGGATTATTCCACAATGACTCGACTAAGTCAGAATTCTATAACCACATCAAGATGCAGGCTGCAAATGCCAGGTAGGCTCACATCAGACTGGACTCCAACTAATGCTGGAGCTTTTGGAGCAACTGGAATCAAGGGAGATGAGGGAGAAAACTTTCTCATGGAAGTATTTGCTTCCTGGGGATGGGAAGCGACCTTGCATCAGGGAATGGATTCTAGGGCTAGTCAAGTTCAAGGGATTGACATCACATTCAAGAAGCCATCGTGGTATAGAAGTTACACTTGCGACGTCAAAGCTAATCTGAATGAGTTTGGATCGTTCTTTGTAGACTGCAATGAAGATGGGTGGTTATTCAATTCAAGGAAGACTAGTGATCGTATATGGCACGTATGTCCAGCTACAGGTTGGATGGCCTGGTATGGTCGTGAAGAGATGCAATTGCATATAGAGTCAATTGGTCTTAGAGGTAAGCCATATCTCAAGATCAACCCAAGAGACAAACTGCCATTCATAACACGAAACCTATATAAAGGGAATATATTATGACATTGAAAGTGAAAAGAAATAGAATTTGGGTGACCTTTGCTAAAGAGGGCATTCATTGTTATCCAGCTGCGCTAACAGATCCAACTCTAGCTGACGTAAGCTTCTTGGGGCATCCACATCGCCACAAATTTTTCTTCCGAGTTGAGATTGATGTGTTTCATAATGATCGTGACCTCGAGTTTCTTCAACTTAAACGCTGGCTAGAAAGTTTATTCAACACAGGTGTTCTTGAACTGGACTATAAGAGCTGTGAGATGATCGCTGATGATATTGCATATGAAATCCACACAAAATATCCTAACCGTTGCTGTATTGTTTCTGTCGCAGAAGACAACGAGAACGGATGTATTAAACATTATGAGGTCGAATGATGATAAACTACTGCCATATATCACCTGTATCCACACTTCACAAGGTCGCTGGATATAATACTCATTTACTTCTGGCTCATCTAGTAGAAGAGAATGAAGCATATAGAAATTTCTATATCGACCTCAAAAAGAAGAATCCAGGAGTATTCTATCATTTAGACAATTCGGCATTTGAGAAATTCAAACGTGGAGAGGAATTCTATAATCCAGATAAACTAATGGATATGGCTAGATTGGTTAGTGCTAACTCAATTGTG